AAGAGAAAATTGACGGGTTAGAAAATCAGCTAACAGCGTCACAAAAAACAATTAAAGAACAACAAAAAGCGTTTGAGCAAACTAAATCCGCGCTAGATTCAGAAAGTGGATTTACATCTAAATTGCTTTTAGACAATGGGCTAACCGATGCGCTCGTGAAGGCTGGTGTAGCCGCTCCCTTTTTACCTGCGGTGAAAGCTATGTTATTATCACAGGCGAAAATCGCAATTGAAGGCGACACACGCAAAGCAGTAATCGGTGATAAAGATTTAAGCGCATTTGTAACAGAATGGGCGACCAGTGATGATGGCAAACATTATATTGCAGCACCACAGAATAATGGTGGTGGCGCAAGTGGTGGAAGTAATAGCACTGGACAACAAGTTGTAAACCGTTCAACGTTTGACGCAATGTCACACCCAGAGCGCGCTAGTTTTGCAAAGAATGGCGGCAAAGTTACAGATTAGATTTTATCCTGTATTGATTGCCGTCTAAATTATTTTTTTATTATAGAAGGCAATCAAAATGGCAAATGTTTTATCAAATTTAGCAGCAGACATATACAAGGCGGCTGACGTAGTTGGTCGTGAATTAGTTGGTTTTATTCCCTCAGCTACCATTAACGGTGTTGCTTCAGATTCTGCCCGCGCAGCTAAAGGCGACACAATCCGTGCGGCATTTACCCGCACACCAAGCGTTAACACCTCATTCGCACCTTCAATGACAATCCCCGAAGGTACAGATCAAACTGTTGACAACAAAACAATGACGCTTGATTCTTATGCGTCTGTTCAAATCCCTTGGACTGGTGAAGATATTAAGCACGTTAATAACGGTGCTGGATATGAAACCATTTATGGCGACCAAATCGCACAAGCAATCCGCGCATTGTGCAACAAAATCGAGCAAGACTTGTTTGCAGCAGTTTACAAAGGAGCATCACGCGCAATTGGCACTGCTGGCACAACACCATTTGCATCTAACTTTGAAACCATTGCTCAAGTGCGTCAAATCCTAGTTGATAACGGTTGCCCAACTGATAACCAAATTACACTGGTTATGAACACAGCGGCTGGCGTTAAATTGCGCAACCTTGCTCAATTACAACAAGTTAACACTGCAGGCAATGAAGCGTTATTGCGTCAAGGTACATTGCTAGATTTGCAAGGAATCATGATTAAAGAATCTGCTGGTATTACTACGCACACAAAAGGCGGTGGTACTTCTTACGTTACTTCTGGCTCAACTGCTGTTGGTGTAACTGACATCGCACTTGTAACAGGTAGCGGCACAGTTTTAGCTGGTGACGTTGTGACATTTGCAGCAGATACCGCTAACAAATATGTTGTTGGTACTGGCGTTACTGCTGCTGGTACTATCTCTTTAAACGCGCCAGGCGCACAAAAAGTCATTGCTACGGCAAACGCTTTAACCATTGGCGATTCTTACACTCCAAGTGTTGCCTTCCATAAATCAGCCGTTGAGTTAGGCATGCGCCCACCTGCAATGCCTAATGGTGGTGATTCTGCTGTTGACGTCATGACAGTGCAAGACCCTAATAGCGGTTTAGTGTTTGAGATCGCAGTTTATAAAGGTTATATGAAAACCATGCTCGAAGTGCGCTGCTTATACGGCACTAAAGTTTGGAAACCAAACCACGTTGCTACGTTGCTTGGTTAATTTTTTTAGGGGTTCGCGTTCGTTCCTGTTCGCGTTCCCCGCCTTTATAAAAGGGTTAAACCATGACTTTAATCGTTGAAGATGGCACTGGACTAGCAAACGCTGAAAGTTATGTGTCTGTTGCAGACGCAACCACTTACCATACAAATTATGGCAATACCGCATGGGCAGCAATTACTAGCGACACAACCAAAGAGCAACTACTACGCAAAGCCACAGACTATATGGTGGCGCAGTATCGTTTGCAATATGCTGGTTATCGCAGATATTCAACTCAGTCGTTAGACTGGCCGCGCTTATACGTTCCACTCATTGACTCATTATCAGCAAATGTATTTCCGCAATATGTGGATTTTGACATTGTGCCTGCTACAGTTAAAAACGCTTGCTCAGAATTAGCATTGAAAGCCTATACAGCGATATTAATGCAAGATTTAACACAGGGTGTTATTCGTGAAAAAGTAGACGTTATCGAAGTTGAGTATGACAAATTTTCACCACAGAAAACACGCTACGAACAAATTGATGCAATGCTATCCGTGTTTTTTAAACAACAGGGCAATGATATGTCGCGCTCGTTGGTGAGAACATGACACTTGACACACGCGCCCGCGCTACAGCAGATAAATTGCTAGATAAGTTTGGCAAATCAATCACGCTAACGTCAATTGTTGAGGGAAGTTATGACCCTGCAACGGGTGATATGGGAGCAGGCACAACAACAAGCACCACGCACACAGCAATTATTAAAGATTATAACGGGATTGATTTTATTAGCGGTGTTGTGCAAGCAGGCGATAGAAAAGTTATGATTGCAGCGTTAGACACAACAACGCCACAACCATCCGATAAAGTAACGATTAACAGTGAAGTTTATCAAGTGATCGCGGTTCGTTATGTTTGGTCTGGTGAATTGCCCGCGCTTTATGAAATGCAGGTGAGAAAATGACAGGCTCAATGTCGCAAATTGTTGCCCGTGCAAATGGTCATGTTGATGACAGAATTAGGGCTGCAACCAGTGAAGTGTTTTCTAATATTTTTTTTATGTGCCCAGTTGGTGAGCCTAGCCAATGGAAAAATCCAGCGTCAGCACCTGAAGGTTATGTTGGCGGTAATGCTCGCGGAAACTGGCACTGCACAATCGGATCGCCTTTTATAGGTGAAGACCGTACAAGTACAGTTGAAAAAATACAATCAACAATTCCACGCAGAGCAGGCAGTGTTGTTTACTTAACCAATAACGTGCCATACATTGGAAAATTAGAATATGACGCGCACAGCAGACAAGCACCAAACGGCATGGTTCGTGTATCTGTTGCATTATTTGAAGGGGTTTTAAATGGCACTAGTTGAGATCCGTACAGCATTAGAAACTAAACTGAACGCGCTTACGCCTACACTTGCAACGGCATGGGAAAGTGTACCTTTTACACCCGTAGTCGGGACAGCATATCAGCAAGTTAATTTAATGATTGCAGACACACTTAACCCAACACTGGGCGGCACACATTATCGCATCAAAGGATTTATGCAGGTTTTATTGTGTTATCCGCCTAACGCAGGCGCAAAAACCGCAGCAACCCGCGTTGATTTACTGGTTAATCATTTTAAACGCGGCACGAGTTTAACAAGTGGCGGTATTACTGTTATTATTGACAAGACACCATCAATTGCACCGGCATTGATTGACGGGGTGCTTTATAAAATTCCGGTATCAATTTATTTTTCAGCAGATATTTACTCTTAAGAGGTTACAAAATGACAATTGCACAAGGCGTTAAAAAAGTCGTATCGTACAAAAAACAAACTGGCTTAGGCGTAGCGGCTTCAGGCAGTGGTGGTCAAGAATTAAGACGCGTGACAAGCACAATCAACTTGACTAAAGAAACATTCCAGTCAAATGAAATTCGCCCAGATCAACAAATTGCTGATTTTCGTCATGGTTCAAAACAGTCAACCGGTACATTAAGCGGTGAATTATCGGCTGGAACATATAAAGACTTTTTGCAATCTGTATTGCGCAGAGATTTTGCAGCAATATCATCATTAACAGCGGCTGCTGTAACTATTGTTGCATCAACTGGTGTTATTACTTTTCAAACTGGCAACCCTTTAACAGGCGGCTTTAAAATTGGTAACGTGGTTAGAATTACTGCTGGTAGTGTTAACGCGGCTAATTTAAATAAAAACTTGTTAGTGACAGCGGTTACAGCAACCACATTAACGGTTAAAACGTTAAACGGTAGCGCATTGGCTGACAATGCGACAAGCATTACAGGTGTTACGGTTGCGGCTACAGGCAAAACCACTTATGTTCCTGAAACTGCTCAAACACAAGATTATTACACGGTTGAGCATTGGTTCTCGGACGTTGCACAGTCAGAGGTTTACACTGACATTATGCAAACCAACGCTCAGGTTAAAATCCCTGCAAACGGTATGGCAACTATTGATTTTCCATTAGTTGGCTTAAACGTTACCACTGGCACATCACAAGTGTTAACTTCACCAACTGCGATCACAACTGGTGGCGTTACAGCGGGTGTAAATGGTTTGTTACTTGTTGCGGGAACACCAGTTGCCATTGTTACTTCAATTGATTTTGACATTAACGGCAATATTGCAGTAGCTGATGCAGTAGTTGGTTCATTAACACGCCCAGACGTATTTCAAGGCGTTGTAGGCGCAACAGGTACATTTAGTGCTTACTTTACAGATGCAACATTCCGCGATTATTTTATCAATGAAACAGAAGTGTCTATTATTGTTGCATTAACAACAGATAGCACTGCAACGGCTGATTTTGTTGTGTTCACGATGTCACGCGTTAAAGTAGGCGGTGCTGATGTAACCGATGGCGCGTCAGGTTTAACTCGTACTTTCCCATTTACTGCATTGAAAAATACAGCGGGCGGTGCTGCTGTTGCTAATTTAGCGACAACAATCATGGTTCAAGATTCACTCGCTTAAAAATAGTGCTACAATTACCCACGCTTGTAATTATGCAGGCGTGGGTATTTTTTTATAAATCAACAGGAACATACGAACATGAGCAAAGAAAATAAAGGTTTATCATTAGCGGATCTCGATTTAGTTAGTGCGTCAGAAAATGCTTACGAGTTTGAATATCTAAGACCTGACGGCAGTGACACAGGTGTTTTTGTAACCGTACTAGGCGCACAAGCACCTAAGGTGCAGGACTGGGTTCGCAAAACACTTAACCGCAGAAAGTCGCAAGACCAACTAGCGGCAAAACGCGGCAAAGAAGTTGAGCGCACAATCGAAGATGATGAGCAATTTGGCATTGATGCAGCAGCAATTCGTGTTGTTGGTTGGCGCGGCATTACTGAACCATACTCACATGAAAACGCTTTGATTTTGATGGAGCGCAACAGTGAATTGCGCGAACAAGTATTTGAGGCAAGTAATAACCTGGGAAACTTCACCAAAGCCTAATTGATGATCTAGTTACGTTTGGCAAACGCGAGTTTGAACTCAGCAAAACAAACGATAACGGGAGCAGTTTACGCGATGAAGCTCAAGCTATTGTTGCAATGGGGCATGAGATACCAGACGATTATAAGTCGCTACCTATGCCAGAAAATTACAGACATTGCTGGTCGTGGTTTGGCGAATTAAGCCGCACACGCTCTAGCAATGGATTTGGTCAAAATCCAATTAGTTACAGTGAAATTGACGCTTGGTCACGATTGACCAGTATTGAATTAACACCATTAGAAGTAAGTGCTATTATGCGCCTTGATAGTGCTTACTTAACAATCCAAGCCGAGCAAATTGCACAACGGAGCAAGAAAAAATGACAACAGATACCTATTCCATTCAAGTCGCAGTCGATTCGACCAGTGCAGTAACAGCCACGCGCAATTTAACTGCAATGGAGCAAGCAACAGGGCGAAGTGAGCGTGCCTTGAGTGGTTTAGGTAGTGTTGCAAAAATAGCTGGCAGCGCACTTGCTGGCATTAGTATTGCGTCACTTGCTAGAGATATTTTAAAAATAAATATTGAATTTGAAAATATGCGGGCGCAATTATTATCTGTTACAGGTAGCTCAGTAATGGCTGCCAAAGCAATGGCAGATATTCAAAAGATTTCACGCGAAACACCGCAATCGCTTCAAGAAATTACAAAGTCTTACATGATGTTGAAGAATTTTGGTATTGAGCCAACAATTCAAGTTATGAGAGATTTGACTAATATTACATCTAAAGTTGGCGGTGATGCAGATACATTATCTGGGATTATTCGTCAATTAGGGCAAGCATACGCAAAAAATAAACTTCAAGCAGAAGATGCAAATTCAATAATTGACCGCGGTATTCCTATTTATTCATTACTTTCACAAGTAACTGGAAAAACAACATCTGAAGTTTTAAAGATGATGGAGGCAGGCAAAATAACACGCCCAGTCATTGAAGATTTAATTCACGCAATGGGTGGCAGTGCAGTTGACGCAAGTGCAAATAAGATGCAAACGCTTGGCGGTAAAGTAGATATGCTAGGCGAAGCGTGGCACAATTTTGAAGATGTTTTATTAAATGACAAAGCCAGTGGAATATTGGGAAACATTGTTTCTGGCATGATTAAATCAATAGATTATTTAACAGAACGCTTTGGAACAAGTGTTGGAAAACAAATTGCAGATTTAGAAGTTAGTGTTGCAGCAGCTAAGAAAAACATACCAGAAAATAAAAGTAGTGCGTCTTATGCGGCAGCTAATGAATCTTATATGCAGCAGCAAATTATGCTTGACCAATTAAAAAGACAAAAACAACTTGCTGATGCTGAGGCTGCAAATACCACAGAAAAAATTAAAAATGATAAAACCGTTCAAAAATCTCAAGATGAAACTATACGGTTAAGAGATTTAGAAATTAAAAGAGTTAAAGAATTTGGAACAGCTACACAACAAGAAAACCAAGCATTAAAAGAAGCTAAAGATACTTATGGTGAAGTAACTGCATCAATGAAAGAGCAGATACATCAAAAATATTTCCACAAAGATATTACAGCAGCACAAACAAAATTAACCAAAGAAGAATCAGCGGCTAAAAAAGAAGCAACGCAAGCTACTAAAGATTTAGCAGAGGCAGAGCGTTATTTTAACGAACAACTAAATACGCAAGTAGCAGCCGCAGAAAACGCAGGCAAGTTATTTGCAGCGCAGCAACAAACTAAACTGGCTGGGATTGAAGCAGAAAAACAATCCATTATTGATAAAGCATCAATTGAATATCAACACGCAACTAGCTACGAAGAAAAATCACGCATATTAAACGAATCGCAAAACGCGACCAATGCATTACTCGCAAAAGAAAAAGAGATCCGCGATGCGCTAACCAATCAAAGTGCAGAAACTATTGACGCTAAAATCGCAGCGGCACAATCTGAATTAGATAACGCTGGGCAATACAATTTAACTCTGGCTGAACAATTACGGTTAAAAACTGAAATTGCTGGATTGCAGGTTGATAAGGCAATCATAGGCGAAACAGCAAGCCAATCAGATATTAAAGCCAAGTCAGACGCAGAGAAGAAAGCCAATGATGATAGATTAGCGGCTATCAAAGCCATTGATGATGCTCAAACAGCCGCTAATACAGCTTCAACA